GGAAATGCCATAGTTCCTCCGTGTAAATTATATCACAGACACGTATATAGAATTCATGATTACGTCGCAGTCGTAGTCTGTTCTAATCTGAGGAATACCCCCAGAAGCCCAAATACTCTCATTCTCTATAAACAAGTTCTGTGTAACGCTAATATTGTATGTATATTGATATTTTAATGATGCTACGAAGTGTGAGATATCGGTCTCATTCTTTGGGAAAAATGTCCTAATCCATACTTCTGTGTTTGTATTATAAGTTGTTAATTCAAAGTTATATGTAACAAGTATTTGAGATCCAATATTTATACCGTGAAAATTGAGCATTCTTTGGTTTTCATTCCATAGGCTTGTAGCATTGGCTGGAAGATATTTTTCATTTTTGGGTTTTGCGTCTACCCAAACATTAACCCACCCATCATCTCCTTTTTCAATGCCAAGCCTGATGCTTTTCTTATCTTTGTTAAAATATGCTGCCCAACCTGCCTGCTGGCCAGAAGAGGACAGAGAACTGAGACCATCTTTACCAGGTGCACCTCTTTCGCCCCTAGGGCCTGCTGCTCCGTCTTTTCCTGCTGGTCCTGATGGTCCTGCAACCCCTGGATCTCCTTGAGGCCCTGGTGGTCCCTGTGGGCCTGGAATTGGTACATAACTTATATTATCTTCAGAAACTGTTTGCTGAGACTGAACAACCTGTGCAGCATAGTTTTTCTTTTTACCAGGGAAGTCCATTGATTTAGAGACAGTCATGGACTCATTATCCCATAATTTTATTCACAAATATAAGAGAATGACATGTGAAACTTATCATCAGTTGTAGCATTAATTGGTGTATTAAAATCCATTGGCTCATCTTCTCCAGATCCTGCATGTTGCCATAATGTCATTACTGAACTTGAAGGAGTTAGATGTCCTTTTAAACTATAATGTTTTAATGTAGGTAAAGTATCATGTGCTGATCCACCGTAAACATCTGTATGGTATTTTGAAGGGAATGGTATTGTTAACGAATACTGACCATTTCCAAAATTAGTAACAGTTGTATATAAAACATCTATTTGAACAGTTACTAAATTACCAATTTTAATATATGAACCAGTTGTTGGTGTTCCAGTAAAAGTTAATCCAGTTCCAGACCATGCTGGGCTGTAAGATTTTATTTCTGTAGTAAGTCCTCCAACATCACCGAAGGCTGGATGTGTAAAACGTGCCACTATGAACCAGTTTCCAATCTTGCTTTAAGAACAGCAAGTGACATTGAATTTACTGAAGATACTGCATATATAGCATCATTTCCATTTAGTTCAATTGAGATAGAATGGTTTGGCATAATTCTAAAACCGTAGTTTGTTGAAGAAATTGTATTATCTCCACCAATGTAGATATACCCAGAATCATTAACGTTTTGTAGTGTAATATCAATACCAGAATGCTTTCCATTTGGAGTTAGCCTTGTTGGTGTGACATTCGAAAGTGTTACTAGCGCTTGTTCCATTTTTTCTCCTATTTGACCTTATAGGTCTTTCCATTAATTTTAATGACAGGAGGTAGATTAGGGATTTTATGTGTTACTTTAACTACCGCCATTATAGTACTCCTGAAATATCGCCAAGAACATTGATAGTTCCAATAACTGGTGTCCATACTGTTCCATCGTCGATTGTCACTTGTAGATCAAACATTAGTTCTGTTACCACAGAAGAATAACCTGTTCCCCAGTATTCGGTAATGTCTGGTGTTGCCTTAATATCAACATATCCATCGCCTACAGTTACTGTAAGTTCGTCAAGAACGTCGCCAGTTATATCATAGGTTGTGGAGATAAAATCCCATCCAGATATATCATAAGTTGTCTCTTCATCATTCTCAAAAAACTCAACACGCATAGTTGCAGTATCGCCTCGAACAACCTGCCACTTTAATCGAATTGGATCTGCTCCAAATATTTCTGGTCCACAAAGAGTCATGATGCGATTATATCACAAGTTCTTATCTTTTAAAACGTCGGGCGGGACAAGGCCAGATCTCTTTAATATATCCCAATAATCTGTAGAGTATACAAAAGCACTAAACACTATTCGGTCTTTACCTAGAACCTCAGTTACAGCATGTGTATATTCTTCGCTGCCTGGAAAAACCATTAAGGAGTTTTTCTTTGGCTTAATCGTAACTGGCTTATGCTTAAATACTAACTCTCCACCGTCGTAGTCATCGTTAAAGTATAAAACTATACCCAAGGTAATCCATCGTGATTCGAAGTCACATTCTGGATGATTTTCATAGTGCCAAGACAAAGCATGTCCACCTATAGTCTTGCACTTTGGGCATTCGCAGTTTTCTGGTTTTGATTCGTATTTTGTTAGTAGTGGAACAATTCTAAATTTTTGACTATCATTGTTTACAAGTAAAGAAACTTGCTTTGCTACATTTTCAATAAAATACTTTTCTTCTTCATTATTGGCAAATCTTCCTTGCAAGATGTTGTTATGTATATCATCTGCTCTTTCGCCAATCCAGTCAATGTTGGAAGATAAAACCTTACTTGCAACTTCGTCTGAAATAAAATCCTCAACATAAAGAATATTATCTTCTAGGTATGTCTTATTCATACGCCTCCTGAAAACTTGCCCCTTGATCGGTGGGTATGAGAGACAGACCAAGGGTGCAAGCAATTTAAATTATATCATAACAGTACAAAACGGACATTTATAAAGTCTATGGTTGCAGCATAAAAATCTTTGTGGTATAGTGGGTATAGGGTTTGTGGGGACTTTGCACTAGAGATGCATTTCTTACTTCCACCATTAGATGTAACAAAAAATCTATGGGGGGAGGGGGGGACTTTCCCTCAGAGATACAAATTATTTATATATTATATATAGAAGATATTACTTATCGTTTTTAGCAATATGATCGATTAAAATCATATACATCTTATCAAGTTTAGAATTCATTTCTCTACGCATAATATCTGCTTCATCTTGACGTATTTTCATTTCTTTAACTTCTCTATTTGTTGCTTTAATTTCATCACGCATAGAGGATCCACCATTTGTCTTTAATTCTGAAAAATAATGTTTTACGAGAAAGTTGACAGAGCCAGCAAACAATGCTACAATTGATAGAATTGATAATATTAGAGCAGCCCAGTCTTTAGCATTCATAACAAAACAAATTATAAGGGGAGTTTTTTAAAAATGAAATCTAAAATACTTGAAACATTAGAGTATTCTAAAAATTTAATAATTTCCCCAGATATGGACGGTTTTCTTTCGGCGCAGTTATTAAATCGTTATAACGGATCTCAGATTGTGGGCACGTATGACAAAAACATTCTATGTTTGGCAGATGGCATAAACCCGACAGAATGTTTGTTCGTCGATTGTGACATCAACAATCCAGATTATGTTTCGGTTGGCAATCATATGCGTTTGTTAGATGACAATATGTCGTCGAAAAGTTTTAACCCAAATGTTCACTACGGCATTACAAAATATAGCGACAAGTTTCCATTCGCAACCGCATTTTTAATTGCGTTCGCAACAGAATTAGAAACATCGGCGACAGAGATGATACGCATGGCCTACGCTGACTCAACCCTACGCAATATGGAATCTTACAGCGATAACATGCGAACTTGGTCTGATAGGATGAAATGTCCCGCAGTAGATTATGTCATTCGTAACTCAGATGTTGCCAAATATGCGGATGAGACTTTTAGGGCGGTATATCCAAACCAATCCTTCACATCCAAGAGATATGGCAAAGACCGTTATATACAAACCCTCAATACTTCATTTGAGATAGAGGGCATATCCCACAAACCACTAGTATCAGGTGTCAAGTATATGTCCGATAAGATAGGTTTGACGACCATGAAGAAATATATGGCTGATATTTTCTCATATGCTGAAGTATATTCAGGAGAGTATTCTGTTACCTATTATGATAAAATGGAATGGTGACAGATGATGTTAAGTTTACTGACTTGTTTGATCCTGATCAGCCAAGAAGCGATAGGGAACTAATTGAGTCCCGCCTGGAAATATGCAATGGCTGTCAGTGGTTTAACAAGCGTATGGTAAAATGTAAAAAGTGTGGGTGTTTTATGAAGTTGAAAACAACTTTGAGAGCAGCCAAGTGTCCAATAGGAAAGTGGTGAGAAATGAATAAGGAAGATGTACTAAAGATCATGTTGGATAGCATTAATGCTGATAACAGAGATTTATGCAAGAAGGCTGGAATGAGTGATGCAGATGCTGAATCTCAGATTGCTCAGTCTCAGCCTAGCCTAGGCTTCATACTTGGCAATATCTATGACAAGTTGAATGAGGCTGGCGTACTAGCGAAATAATGTACGCAAAAAAAATATCTCCAGACATTTATGTCGTAGAAGACTTTGTTAGTGAATCAGAACGGTTAGAGGTTTTTGCCCTAATCAACTCACTATCAGAGTCTTCTTGGTATTCTGTCCAAACCAAGGAAACAGACTTCTTTTGGGGAAAACAGTTTACTCGTGAAGTAAGAGCCAATAAAGATGATATTTTAATTCGTTTGACAGATAGGGTTATGAACCTTGTCCAAGGAAGGTTTTTCGATAATAACCAAGTTGACGGTGAGATAGTTAAAGGTTTTATCGATATTGGAATACATAGGTACTTTAAAGGTGATTACATAGGTGCTCATAGGGATAATCATGAGTATTCTCCAGATACCGTCCGATTTGGCATATGTATCTATTACAACGATGATTATGAAGGTGGGGAACTTTTCTACCCCGAACTAGATATAACATACAAACCAAAAGCAGGAGATCTAGTCATACATGGTGGAAATATACTTCACCAATCGTTACCAGTTACAAGTGACTCAATAAGATATATTAGTACATGTTTTGCTAAAGGTACGTCAGAATACCCGATTACTCTTAATCAGGAAGTATTTGGTTCTATTGAAGAAGAAGACGGCTCGTTATATTACTGAGCGGTGTCTTCGTCCTGTGGCTTTGACTTGTGAGGATTCTCACAGGTGCATGCTTCACAGCACTTTGCTTCTAGTGGTAGGTTTGTCATGGCTATATTATATCTCCTTATTTTGTTGACATGAGCATTGATCGCAACACTCTTCTTTAAAAATCTTTAGTGCCAAACCATCGTTTTTAGGTCTATCCCAAGCAATATGCTCAAGATCTGGTCTGCCTAGATCTTCCCAAAACTTCTCTCTGCCCATAGCATCTGTCTCTGGAATTGGTTCTGACTCTCTCATATTGACCACCATCCTTCATACGTTGCTTTACCAGACTCAATCCATTCTCTGTGTAGTTTATTTTGATATACCCAGTCTGTTTCATGAGTCTCCCCGCCACACTTAGGGCATGGGTTTTGATTTACAATCTTATATACGTGCTCACAAACCTCTGTGTTCATCTCTGATCCAGGTCTGATAGCATCTTATGAATCTTCTTTATTTCTCTGCTTACCCACAGTACGGATCCAAGTAAAAATACTACGTACCCCGCAGTTGCCCAATATGTAATATTTGTCATGAAACCATTCTACCATAATCTGAAAAATTTTTTAAAAACCATTTTTAGAAAAATCTGAATTTTTTGCTAAGATGTATGATGCACGATCTACAGAATAAAACAGAAAAATAATAGTGAGCACATAATGCACCCACTACTACCCCCTTGAGTTTAGATTTCTTTTTTTCCTAAAATCCAACCGTTGTGTATTCCAACAAGTGGGGCGTCAATGCAGACAGCATAACCTTTTGGAAGTTGTGCAGGGAAAAACCCTATAAACTTTTCAATGTGTTCTTTTGTATAGAATGGAATAGTCTTAGACTCTCCATTAGTCGTTGTTAGTTTTACTGGTATCATTTTTATCTCCTTGTTCTATTGTAATCCCGTTTTTTTCGTAGTGGCTTCTATCGTAGTTAGCAAGAGTGCCACCACTCTCAAGGTGGGCTTTCCTGCGTAGTTGTTCTGCTGAGTAGTTAGCCATTGGCTACACACTCGCATGGGTCAATGTGATAATCCTCGTTATCACCAAAAAACACTACACCTTTTCCGTTGCAGGTGTCGCAATCTGCTACATAAATTGAGTTAATCATTTGGATACTCTCCAATTTGTCCACATAGGTAGACGCTCAGGGTCAGTATCATCATACCAACGCTCAATGTTGTTTTCACATACTTCACAGAATGTGAATTGGTCATCTCCTACCATAGAGATAGCAGATTTATTTGGTGTATGCTCTTTGCATACTTCTTGAATTGTTAATGTAGTCATTTTAGACCACCTTTCTTTTTTCTAACTAGGACTATCCTAGCACTAGGGTCTGACAAATTGGGGCATTTATTCGCTAGGCTCACTGTGATTTACACCACATTTATTTGCTAGGCTCACTGCCTGATTTATCGTTATTTAATTTTATAGGAGTATCCTATCATAGATACCCTCAAAAGTCAAGCACCTTGACGGCGTGTCGTCTGTGATTTATCTCACAAGATACATGTTCTCATCAAATGTGAGTACTTTGTGAACCTTGTAGGTTTTATCGATTGGACAGATCATCATCCAACCCTCAGGGTCTACATGTCCACATGTTGGACAGATTGGGTGAATTTTTTCGAATGTATTCATTTTAGTTATCCTTTCTAGATACTTTCTTATTTAATTTTTCTTATAGGAGAATAATAGCACACAATTTCCCAAAAGTCAAGTCCTAACACGGCGTGTCGCATGTGATTTAGACCACATCACAAAAGGTGCAAATCGGACATTGGTCGGGGGCTGTGGATAACTTTGTGGATAACTTATGTGACCTACGTCATATGTGATGTATCTCACAAAGTCCTAAATGTCCGTTTTATACCCTCGAAAATGTCAGACCCCCCTGCTAGAATACTTGTATTAGATAAAAAAGAAAGGACAATAAAATGTCACTAGAAAAATTAGATAAAGTAATAGTAAATGGTTATTCCTCTTGGAACTATGTTTCACAATACTACAATGACTACAATGTAAAGGGTAATGACCCAAATTGTAAGCACGAAACTTGGACAGATGTTCAAGGTGTTTCAACTAGACAACCATACTTCAATCGCTACTGCGATAAATGTGGTTATCGTAAATTATTCGTAAAGTATGCTAAGTATTGCCGTAATACTAAGAAAGGTGGTCGTAAATAATGGCTACACTAGAAATTTTTGAAATGAATTCAGATGGTGCAGGTTGGACTGCGCTAGAAAATGTTTCTGCTGATACTAAACTAGATTTAGAATTAGCAATCGTAACAAATGCTCCAATGCAAATGTTATGTTTCAAATGTCATACACCAATCCCTCGTGGAAATGTGTGTGTTAATCATAAAAATGTGAAAGGAGGAATTTACCTTGACTAAAAAAAATGTTTTAATCAGTTTTGTAACTGATGCTGAAACTGATCTTCAAGCAGTTTTCAATCTAAATAAAATTTTTAATAAACTTTCTGAAAGTGAATTAGAAAAATTTAACGCATTTGAAGTTTTAGATGTTGTTGAATAAATAAAAAGTTTTTGCAAAATAAAAATTGCAAAAATTTGCTCGGGCGCTGTGTGGTGTAAATCACATCTAAGATACGGCGTGTCGCCTTGACTTTTTGAGGTTTTTATGTTAAACTATCCATAGTTAAAAAATAAAGAAAGGATAACTAAAAATGGACTTTTTAGACTATATGGACGAAATCTACGAGGAACTCGTGGAAGAATTTGGACACGAAATCGAAAGCGATTGTATCCATAAGTGATATAAATCACACAACGCCTACGGCGTGTCGCCTTGACTTTTCAGAGTTTATCTGATAGGATACTAGGTATCAAAACTAAATAAAGGACAAATGGGCTAATGAGCCTAAGCAAATAAGTGTGATACAAATCACAATGAGCCTTAGCAAATAAGTAGCCTAAATGTCAGCCCCAAATGCTAAAATTAGTAATAACAAGAAAGGAAAACTAAATGTCAGCAAATGTCTATTCAATCGAAAATCTCCTAGTGGGAAAAATCTATCGCTCAAAAACTATTGAGGGCGAAATCGTATCAGCAGAAAAGCACCCTCAAGGTGTATGGTATGAGAATTGCGAGAGTTATCTCGTAGAAATTCGCAAGCCACAAGGTGGCTACACTTTCCGCACTCTAGCAGTAAAGGTAAATGACTAATGAAACTAGATGAATTCAAGAAACTAATCGAGGCGCAACGCCAAGAAATCAAATTGACAAACTTAGAGAAAATCGCTAAAATTGTAGAAACAACAAAAACGAAAGGTAAAAACTAATGACTACAACTTATACAGACTTTCCATTTACTCACAATGGAATTAACTACATTTCAAGATTTACCAATGACTCACCATTTTTGGCAAGAGTTAAATCTATGCCTACCGCAATTTTCAACGAAATAAATCGTGCCTGCCTAAACGAATACCTAGAAAATAAAACTTACACACTTTCAGAAATTCAAGCCGTATTAGATACACTTAACGAAGGTGGCTCTCATGCGTTTATCATGTTAGGAGAAAATAACTAATGATGACTCGTAAAGACTATGTTCAAACCGCAAACATTCTAAAAGGATTTTCAGATGAAATTCACCCAGCAGTTTTTGAAGATTTAGTAGAAGAATTCGCACAATATTTTGGAAGCGATAACGAAAGATTTGATAAAGCACGATTTGAAAAAGCGTGTGGTGTTGATGAGATTGGACTAATACCAGTATGAGCATGAGCAGATTTCTAACAACACTAATTCAAATTGGTTTAGTTTCAATTTGTTTTCTTTTAGTTAAAGAATTAATTCGTGACATAAAAGAAAACGGATTTTTCAAATGATCTAAATTAGTTGAATTTTCAACAATGGGGCCCGAGGGGTTATCCACAGGCTTATCCACAGCCTGTTTAAGAAATGTGGTTAAGATCACAGTTTTTATGTCTCATTATTTAAGAATTACGGCGTGTCTAATTTGATTTTGTCAGTAGAAAATGATAGGCTTACGGAGTAAGACTAAAGAAAGGAAAAAACAATGAGAGGTTATTCTATTGTTGATTTACTAGTAGACCAATACTATGCGCCTACTTCACTACGCCGTCGTTTCAATGGCGGAATTATAAACCATGCTGAATTGCGTGAAGATACTTACCCTGCTGAGGGTTGGTTAGATTTCGCAATTCGCTATACACCAAAAGGTTCACTAAAAGATGAGTGGGCTACAGTTTCCGTTAGAGTAGATAATTACTAAGAAAGAGGTAAATAAATGGGACTAGATATGTATCTCCACGCTAAAAAATATGTGGAAAAAGTTGATTGGCAAAAACTACAGGCAGATAATGATTTGTCTATGAATAGCCCTGAAGTAATTAATGATTTGTTTAATCAAATTGTAACTACCGCAGGATTAGAAGATGTCGCTACAGATATCTATGGTGCTGAAGTTTCAGTTACTTGTGCCTATTGGAGAAAGTCTAATCAGATCCATAAGTGGTTTGTAGATAATGTTCAAGGCGGTAATGATAACTGCGGTGAGTACTATGTCTCGCATGAGAAACTAAAAGAATTGCTAACTACTTGCCAACAGGCTCTATTTGCTAAAGACCCTAGCCTATTGCCACCACAGGCAGGTTTCTTCTTTGGCTCCTATGATATCGATGAATGGTATTGGGCAGATATCAAGGACACTATCAAGAAATTGAAGCGTGTGCTTGCTATGCCTGAAATGTCCAAATTGTCCTTTTACTACACTTCTTCGTGGTAGGACACGCCGTATTGTGGGGGATTTGATTTTGTCAGTCCCCCATGATAAGATTTCAGTATGAAAAGAAAGGACAGAAAAATGAGTAAAATGAAAAACCTACTAGATGAAATACTAAACTGCTCAGATTGTAATGGGCAGGGTGTAAATTATTGGGGAAATGGTGAGGACTATGATTTTGAGTATTGTGATTGTAATCCTTATCGCATGATTATTGAAGACGGCGAAATTGTAAATGAGGGAGATTTGACTAATGTGTAATATCTGCTATGCTTTAGAAAATAAAATATCTATGATTGACGCAAGTCCTAGCACAATGTGTAAGTCACACTATCAAGATTGGTCAGATGAAAAGTCTTTAGGAGAGGATTGGAACTAATGGAAAATGCTTGTCTTCAATGTGGCGACAATGAAGCGATAGATGGCTTCTATTGCTTTGGTTGCGGGATTGATATATACTTCAGTGAGGAAACAATTTTTGAGATGGGAGAAAGTAAATAATGGGAAGTAATATGGCAACAGAAATGGCAGATGGAACTCTAGAGGATTTGGGTATCCACCTAGATTTAGAAACTCAGATAGGAATACACTTATCTGCTAATCACTACCCTCCAGTGCCTAAGTCAATGGTAAAACCTTGTATTGAGGCTATTGACGCAGTAAATGACCTAGGACTATGGGACGCAGATATTGAATTGCCAGAGGGTATTTCATGGCGTGGATTGAATACTGCGCCTGCTCATGCTATTATTGAGGCTCACCACCTAAATGCTTGGATTATCGAAAGAGAGGAATACTAAAATGGAATATAACTACAGCCTAACTATCTCCTATGACGGAGATTTGGTATCAACAACACGCAGCGCAGATATGCTTGAAATTGTCAATGCGTGGAATAAGTGCGTAGACTTTGGAGATGCTAAAGAATACGCTACCTACAACCTATCAGACCCAATGGGTAAAATGTATACTAAGACCTTCTATCGCAATGGAAATGTGAGTGTGAAATGAGTGCTACAATGACAACTATGGAACTTCGCTTTGCTGATTATCTTTTTCCTAATCAATTAATGGAAGAAGATTTAATTAAAATTGATGAACAATATGTAACTGTTGGATCAATTACTGAAACAAAAGATGGTTATCTTTTAATTTGTCTTGATGATTTCAATGATGAAATTGAAGTGTTCGTAACTGATGAACAAAAAATTGAGTGGTATGTTTTTATAGAAGAAGACGACGACTAAAGGGGCCCGACCCAATGTCGCAAATGTCCGTTTTACGTAGAATCTCCCTAAACTTGTTTTTAAGATAGTTTTATGATAAGATTATTCTATGTTAAGAAAAAATAAAGAGGAATTAAGGCGTATTCAAGAACTACGCAGATCTAATGCTGCCTCTTTTGTTCCTAACAAAAAGAATTACACTAGACAAAGTAATAAAAAAATGATAGAATTGTCTAAGAAAGAAAGGGAAGACCATGACTAAATTAAAACGGTCCAACGATAGGAAGGTAGCAAATGCAGTCTCACGAAACGGAAAAACCCCAACAATCGCCAATACCTTTGGTTTACCTGCTGGAAAAAATTTCTCGTGTCCTGGTGCCACTGCCACTTGTGAGAGCGTTTGTTATGCAGGAAGACTTGAAAAAGTCTACAAAGGAGTAAAGGCTACTCTTCTCCATAATTGGGAATTACTTAAAGACGCAGACCATGACACTATGGTGTTTTTATTGCAGGACATGATTAATGATTTCAAGGCAGACTGTGATAAGCGCAATGCACCAAAGTTATTTCGCATTCACTGGGATGGGGATTTCTTCTCTGATACCTATGCCAATGCATGGAAGTATGTAATCGAAAACAATGCAGATGTTAAATTCTGGGTATATACACGTGTAAAGTCTGCTGCCCTTATTCTCAAGGGAATTGATAATCTAAGTTTATATTTTTCTGCAGACGCAGATAATATCAAAACCGCAGTAGACTTAAAATTAAAAAATGGTGTACGCATGGCATACCTTGCTAAGAATTTTGCAGTGGGTCAAGAAACACTAAAAGAATTAATTTCAAAACCTGGTGCTAAGTGTCCTGAAAATGCAAAACGCATTCCACTTATTTCTACTAATGGTAGTGCTTGTGTATCATGTGGCTTGTGTGTTCATAATAAGTCTGATATAGTATTCTCTTCTAGTAAAAAGTAGAGGCCATGGAACTATCTCAATTAATAATTTATTTATTCTGGTGGGGACTTTGTTTATTTCTTTTGCAATGATCCCGCTCTAAAATGGGGGCGGGGGCAAAATGTCCGTTTTATACTAATTAAGAAGTGTAATTAAGATCACATGGAAAAACCCCCCACGATTTGTATTTCTTGTATTTTTTTGCTATACTTAGAATAAGACCAAAACAGAAAGGGAAAGAAATGACACTAGGTGGATACACTTATCAGATTGGCGACCTATTCACTACTTCTAAGACAGGAATTACAGGCAGAATTGCTGGGTTCTCACCTCTTAGCAATAAGGTCACTCGTGTAAATCTTATCTTAGCAAATGGCTCTCGCCGTTTCGCTATGGTAAAGACCTCTAAGTAATCTCAAAATGTGAGAAAATGTCAAAAAATGTTTGACATTATTCTCTAAAAATGCTAAAATAAATACTATCAACAACTAACAAAGGAGAAAGAAAATGGCAGTAGCAACAGCAACATACAAGGTAGGCGACCTCTACACTTCACAGAAGTCAAAGGTTACAGGCACTATCACAGAAATCAAGCCAAACACAGACGGAAGCACAGTTCGTGTCAAGTTAGATGTCAATGGCACACCACGCTGGACAACTTGGACAGCGAAGTAATTTAGCACACGCTAACGCCACCTGAGCAAGTGGAGGCTAAACTGCTCACTTGATTTTCTAGTTTAGAAGTGCTAGACTAGAGTAAGACCAAAACCCATAAGAAAGGAATACAATGTCAAGAGGCAAAGCCATAAATGTCAAGATTGCTACGACTAAAGTAATCAAGGCACTTGAAACCAAACTAGCCCAACTCCAAAAGGATAAGGCTAATCAGAAAGTCAATGAGGAGAAGTTCTCAAAGGCTCAAGAGAAATACAACAAGGAAGTTGCTAAGTTAGCACTTGCTCAAATCTCTAAGGCAGAGGACATTTCTGCTCACACTCGCTACAATGGCGAAATAAATGTATCGTTCTCCTTGCCAAAGGGAACTATTGAACTTCCAAAAGAACCTGAAAAGGATTTTGAGAGTTTCCACGATTGGCAATACAAGGAAATGGTAGAGGAAATTGAAAACGCTATCCGTATTCTGAAAATGACAGATGAGGAAGTAGTTTCAACTTCAACTTACAACGCTATCGCTAGATACTTGTAGAGATTGGGTGGGGTGTAAAAGCCCCACTCATTATCCCCTGCGTTCAAGGCAGATAATCTGCGAAAGTCCCCTGGGGATCACAACTAAATAGTCCTGAGCATGACATAGAAAACTGCTCCACATAAAATTTGACAAATGTCAGACCATAATGCTAAACTTAGTATATAAAGAAAGGAAAGAATATGCTATCAACAGCACTAGCAATACAGACCGCAACATCAGAAGCGGTACACGATGAATCAGTTATGGGAATCGCCTCAATGATTTTTCATGGCAGAAATGAAATGAGCGAGGATGAATTTGCGAAAGCAATGTTCATGTATTCTGCTCATCTATCAGCCTTAACGGCTACTCTCGTTACTCATGCCTGCTTGACAGAATCACAGATTAACGATATGATTGATACTATTAATGAAATGGAAGACCTTGGAAAGGATATCACAAATGGAAACTAATGAAACAATTGGAGCGACTGAATCAGTACAACACGTCACTGAGGAATTTTTAAAAACTCAGATTGTACAAAAAGATGAACGCATTCAGCAACTGGAAGAACACATTCAGCGTGTAACGCAGCGTGACTACGCAACTCGTGGTGAATTGCAAAGCATGCGTGACGGTATGCATGAGTGGACCATGGCAGCACTTAAGTCTCGTGAAATCTCTGAAACAAATGCAGAAGAGATTGCAGAGATTTGTGGTTTTGAACTTACATCAGAAGTCGAAGCAGAAGTCACTGTCACTTACTACATCACATTGCAAGTACCTGCAGGCGAAGAAGCAGAAGACATCATTAATGAAATTGATTTTGATGCAATTACATATGATTGCGATAAAATTACATATGTCTCATCTAATGTAGACAGTATCGACATCTAAAGAATTCCTGGGCTTCATGAAAGGGCCCAGGATGTAAACGGATCCTCTCTTTCATCCTTTCTTTCAGAGGACCGTCAGGGACCTGAGCACGTCCACGTAAACTGCTCAAATCAGGTGCCGAGGGGCATTTGTACCAAATGTCCGAATTAAGAAGTTTAAGAAGATCACCCCATAACCTAGGATTTGCTTTTGTCAGTCAAATCTGCTAAACTTAAGATAACAAAAACAGAAAGGAAAAAAATGGCTCACGAAATCGAATCGTTTGCAAGCCTGCGTGAACCCGCATGGCATGGTCTTGGAACAGTTTTTCAAGACGAAGTAACAACAGCAGAAATGCTATCAACAGCAAATCTCTCTAATTGGAATGTTAGATTAGAAGATTTGGAAATCCCATCACACTTACAGTCTGATAAATCTTATCAGTATGTTGTGCGTACAAATCCGTTTGATAATAATCAGACAGATGTTCTTGGTGTTGTAGGTGAACGCTATGTTCCACTACAAAATGAAGACCTATTTACTTTTGGAGATGCAATTCTTGACGGCGGTGGTCGTTGGGAAACAGCAGGCTCTTTGCGTGGTGGTCGTGTAGTATTTGGCTCTCTTGCTCTTGAGCGTGAGACTGTACTAGACCCTAGTGGTGTTGCAGATAAGGTAAAAACTTATCTTCTTGTAAATACATCACACGACGGCTCAATCGCTATTCAAGCAAGTGTAACACCTGTTCGTGTTGTATGCGCTAATACTCTTGCTGTTGCTTTACAGCGTACACGCAAGAAGAATGGTGTCAAGCAATCTTTCAAGATTCGCCACACACAATCTGCTGAGGGTAAGGTACAGCAGGCTCGTGAGGCTCTTGCTGTTGCTAATGCTTACATGGACGAATTCTCTAAAATGGCACAAGCCATGATTGAGAAAGAAATCACAGCGCAACAATTCAATGATATTGTTTTGGCTGCGTATCCAAAACCTGATGAAGCCAAAAAGGGTGCATTGTCTAAGTGGACAACAAAAGTTGATACCATTAACGACATCTACACTGGTGAATTCAATGGCATGATTGCTGGTACTGCTTGGGGTGCATGGAACGCACTTACAGAACGCATTGACTGGTATCGTGGTGGTAAGCGTGGTCTTACTGAATCTATCCTTATGGGTTCAAGTGGTTTTGACCCAATGATTAACGCAGAAAAAAATCGTCTGCTTCATATTGTGCAGGACGTAATGGCTGCATAAATATGCACTCCTGAGCATGAGTATAAACTGCTCACTTTTTCATGCGATCATGGGGCCCCGACCATGTGATTTTTATCACAATCTTATTAAGATGTTAATTAGATTTTTCCAGGAATTTCATTACGTAAGAGTTGACAAACTCCCTGATATTTGCTAAAATAAATCTATGACCACAACATACAAACCATATACCATAGATGAACTTGTAACAGAAATCTATGAGGATAACCTATCGCACTTTGAGTTCATGGAAAACATGAATGGTGGAGACTGTGACTGTGCTCTACACCTTACTATGAATACTATCCTAAAATATTGGGGGGAATAATGGATACCGTGCTTTATTGGTCAGACCTAGCGGATCTAACACATGAGACACAGGTAGAGATGTTTAATTTCTGTACCTGCGAAGACCCTGACTATGAAAAACCATACTTTGACTGCCCTTGACAAATTTATAGCGGTTTGCTAGAATAATACTAAGACCAACAGAAAGGACCAATATGCCAAATTGGGTATATAACTCACTTACAATTGTGGGTAGTAAAGACGAAATCAAGTCTATCAAGAAACAAGTTAATCAACCATTCCAACGTCAACACGACCAATGGAATCCTGCTACAGGACAAATGGAATTACAGGATACACTATATCCAAACCCTATATTTGCATTCTGGAATATAGTTGCTCCTACAGATATGGCAACTTACAATCTACAAAAAGACCCTAATCATGACGACAGCGTTATCGATTTTAAGGGTAATAACTGGTATGACTGGAATGTACGTAACTGGGGCACTAAATGGGATGTGGCTGTATCTCATAATGAGGAATGGCCTGAGACTGAGTTAATGGAAGAAGATGAGACTACTCTTGCATACCGCTTCAATACCGCTTGGTCTCCACCTCTACCTGCCATTGAGGCGTTGTCTGCACAGTATCCTGAAGTAGAATTTAGTCTTGACTTTGAAGAAGAGACTGGTTGGGGTGGCGAATACCTGTTTGTTAATGGGCAGGGCAGTGAGATAGAATCATACGATAACAAATGCAGAGACTGTGATTCACTTAACACCATGGAGTATTGCGAAAACGACTGTGGTGAGATATGCTCATCCTGTAATTATATGGGTGAAGCAGACCTTGAAGCAGTTGCGGAATGTGATGAGCACAAGGTATACTTGGACGAAGAACATATACCAGCATATAGATTTGAGGTAGGATAATGAACCTAGAAACATTAATTGAATTCATCAAGATTACTATTATTAGTCTGGAGCAAGATTTAGAGGGTTTGTATGAGGACATGGAATCCATGGACCCTGCCTCAAAAGATTTTGCAGACTTAGATATTGAGTACAACTTTATCAGTGGGCAGGCCACAGGTATGAGATATATTCTTAAACAAGCACTAGGAGAAGAATAATGCACTACGACATCGAGAACTCAGAAAAACTGGAGCCACACCTGCAGCGTATGGTAGACCATGGTGTCAATGGCCTGGATATCATGCACGGGGAATTAAAGAACCTCATGCTGCTTGCAGACGCACAGTTGGAAGAGGCACAGCGCATTGAGGAAGACAATGACTACAGTGACGCAATGGAATCTATGGAACGTAAATATTGGGAGGGTATGGCAGACGCCTACACTCATCTTTATAAACTAACATATGATTTAAGTTTTGCAATTGCGGGATTGGAAAAAGATGACAACGGAGAGTAGATCTGCTATACAGTATGAGCAATTGACATTAGACCTAGACTTTGATACACTTATAACAAACCAACAAGAAAGGTAAGACAATGGGAGCACGTTGCACGTTTGTATTTAAAACTAGTGAGGACCATGCAGTTGCACTGTACAGTCACTGGGGAGAAGACTCAATGTATCCAGATTTGGCTGCAGCACTGAACCACGCTAGGCCACGCTGGAACGATTCATCATATGGCACACGTATGGTGATATCATATTTGTTACAGCATGATATTTTAGATGAGACTGGGTTTGGTATCTATGGGGTGGACCCATCAGACCAGGCATTCATGGACCATCCAATAACTATCGACTTTACTGATAATACTGTTGGTGAGGGCGAAGAATGGCATTCGTTTGAAGAGTTTGTCAACTACCATGGCAATATCTTAGATAAGAATTTAGTAGCGACGGCTACCTCATAACGGGGACTGGTCATCCCTATCAGGGGCAGCGCAGGCAACCTTTCTACTTGCGCTGTCCCCACTTTTTTGATACAATGCTTAAGGAGGCACTATGATTAGACGAACTATAACACCTGAAGAAAAAGTAGCACAGCGTTTGTCTGCTATCGTTTCAGACTTACGCCTTGACATTGAGCAGGTTGGCGTTTATTTAGCAAGGACATCACCAAATGTAGCGTATAATCGTCTTGTTGAAATCGCTGAATCAGCGCAGTATGAAAAGGAACAAAATGAAATCAGATTCTACCAACACAGACTTTTCTAGAAAGTGCGAGATACTAGATGAACTTTGGATGGCTTATAGAGATGCAGAGCCAATGCAAGACTACATGGAATACAACGATCTGGCACTGCCTCTGGCCTTTGCAATTAACGAGGGGATAGTAGAAGCAACCCCTACTGCTAAAGTCTATATAGAAGAAGCCTGGGGTATGCTATGCGAATTCCTGGCTATAGATGAAACACAGTCCTATGAATCATTAGACGACATGATGGAGCAATCAGAGCATTTTGATACTTGACAAGATGGCAGATGGTTTGCTATACTTAGAGTAAGTCAGGGGGCATGTATAGTTGAGCCGTTAGGCTGTGGCTATTACTCCCCTGACCCCTAGGTGCCGAGGGTTGTTATCAAACCATCAAACCATATTACGAAGAATATCCAAATTTCCTGGAAAAACCATTACGATCCAAACCATCAAACCCTCTAGCATAATATATTTGGTTTGTCAAACCATCAAACCATAGTGTATTCTATATAGGGTATTTACTATAGGGGTATTACGAAGGATCTTTTCTATTCCCCGCCGCTTTTCAGGCGGGAATTAAAGAGTGTTATAATTAAATTATGAGTCCCCGTCATTTTGCAAGAATGTATCAGAATAAAAATTCACATAGACATGATCAGCCATCTGATTGGGACTTGTTTACGAAAGACATGACGGTTTTGACGGGCATGTTGTATACAATTGCTAAAGCGCCTATCAAACCATTCCTCCCTGCCTTCTACAAAACTGCGGGGGAAGTTAAAAAAGATTACGAAACTCTCTATAATCTCCCTAATGAAGAGTAACAAACCATTCTTTCTGGTTTTTAAACATTTTCAAACATTTTAAAAGATATTACGAAATTATTCCAATTTTTCTGGAATTTTCTGCAAAAATCCCTACTTGACAAACCATGGTTTTGCATGTATAATGCCAAACCTTTTATATATGGTTTGACAATATCGAGGATATATGGTAGATGGTTTGATGGTTAAATGGTTTGATGGTAGTATGGTTTGTGGTTTGGGATTACGGCGCCTACGATAAAAGCGTTCCATCCACCACTATCCTCCACTTTACTCCACTTTAACCCCATATAAGAAAAATAACAGTAAGATTTATCTGTGGATAAAGTTGTGGATAATTATTAGATTATTGTGATTTTTTGACTTGATTTACTATATGCCAGAACTGATCATAGGATGAAAGACACAATCCATACTCAGTATGAAGGTAGAAAAAACAAAAATATTTATCTCCACCAGTTACTTCTTCAGCGATATGTGGTTCCATAGTTCTAAAACACAAAGCACTTCCAGCAGCAGGTCTAAACCTTACTTTCTGGTCAGGGAAGTTAATATTTCCACCTTCATAGTCATCACTAAGATATATCAAGATAGTCCAATCCATAGTATGTGAGGGGTTTGTAGGGTCAATATCAAGATGCTTACCAACATGTCCACCTTGGCGGTATGTATAAATAGAGTAATTGCGAGTAATGAAATCTGGCACAGAATTATTTGTCTTCTCAGCCCATACATCTATAACCTTGAGCAATGGTTCTTCAATCATTTTTACTATCTTAAAAGCCTCTGTATGGGAAGGGGAGTGATCAGGAGTTATCTTCTTATCAAACCATTCTTCTGCACTATTGGCAATCCAACCATCCCAATCAACTGTCTTTATATATCCACGATGTACTTGTCCATAACCTCTAATGTCATCATATGAATGGTCAACCCACTTATCCCAAGGATAGATAACTGGAGAAATAACAGGATCTCCATCAGTAGAGTTTAAAGCATCAACTATCTCTTTAGGGTTTGGGATAGCATTCTCGATATAAATAATATTATCTGTAAGATTGTTAATGATCATAGATTGATTATATCACCTATAAAAAAGCGGGGGCTATAACAAACCCTTTATGGCCTTATTGACCAAACGCAGTATCTTTCTCTTGGTTATTTTAGATGCATCAAAGGTCTCTGTATATCCTCTTTGGG